TTCTCAACAAGTGAGATAGAACCTCCGAGCCTCATTCTTCCGCTTGTAGTTACTCCGTTGATAGTTACATCAACGGAGGCTAACTTACACCAAGCAAGGAACTTTGCCTTGAGTCTTGAAGAGCAATTCCAACTCGCCGAGAAGGAGTAGCGGTCAAGTCTTACGATATTCGCAAGTTGAGTCCCTGCCTCCGACTCGTAGATATTCTCGGAAGGGTTCAAAGTCTCGTCGAACGACTCGGGGTTCGGGACTTGCTCGTTGTTGATCTTGATAAACTTGCCGAGTTCCATTAGTTGCCTCCCGTTCTATAATTTTCCGTTGCGTTTGCATTAACGACCGCCGTTGCGAACTTCTGTGAGCCGACATATACATTTATGACTTGAGGAACTCCACCTCCGAGTCCGGCTAACTGTGAAGAGATACCGCTCAAGGCTCCTGTGTAGTCGGGAGCTGATATTCCGTTATTGATTATTGCCGTCTGTTGCAATAATGCCCTCTGGAGGTCTCCGTCCGCATTCTGCATTCCGTCTATAAAGTTCTCAATGAGTCCGTAACCGCCGTGCCTATCCATGTCCGCCAAGTCTCCCTTATCGGGAGTGCTGAAGTGGAGATAATCGGCTATTGTCGAAGCCACATTCGATACTCCGTTTATAAGGTTTGGAAGTGCGTTTGTTATTCCTTCAACAAAGCCGTTGATGAAGTCAAGACCCCACTCCAACGCTCTTTGAGGTAACTCAACCATGATCTCTGCCAAAGACTCGAGAATCTGTGAAGCCAAGTCAACAACACCCGATAAGATGTCCGGCAAGGCAAGAATGATACCTTCGACTATTCCGAGGAATAGTTGCTGAGCCGCAAGGATGAGTTCGGGGAGATTGTCAACAAGTGCCTCGCATATAGTGAGAACCGCCTCAACTACCGCCGGGATAAGTTCGGGCATAGCCTCCGCCATTCCCTCGGTAACGGCTACTATAATCTGAACCGCCGCCGTGATGATTGTCGGCAAGTTCTCAATCAAAAATGTAGTTAATGTAAGTACGAGGTTTGTTATCGTCGGAGCCATATCTCCCAAGTGGTCGATTATGCCTTGCAATAGTCCGAGTAAGAGGTTTGCTCCTGACTCGAGGATAAATGGCAAGTTATCAAGAAGAGCCTGTCCGAGTGTCGAGATGATAGTTCCTCCGACCTCGAATAACATCGGGAGGTAAGTATCGAGCATCTCGATAACTCTCGGAACCATCTCGTCTATAACATCGCCGAGTTGACTTATATCTCCGTCCGTATCAAGTACGGCGGTTGTAAAGTCGTTGAGAAGTGATACACCCTCGCCGGATAACTCGGTCAATATAGGAAGAAGGATTCCACCTATCGCATTACGGGCGGCGGTTGCTCCGTTGGATAACCTCTGCATATTATCGTCAAGGTCGCCAAAGGCGGAGAGTGTATCTCCGCTCATAATGTACCCTGTCTCTTCTGCCTCGGCTCTTAATTCCTCGAATGCTCCCGAACCTGCCTCAATAAGAGGGTTAAGTTCTCTCGCACCTCTTCCGAGTAGTTCCATAGCCGCCGCATCTCGCTCGGTCTCGTTGCTCATCTGTCCGAGCGAATCGATAATATCCCAGAATACCGCCTCGGAGTCTCGGAGGTTGCCGTCTGCATCCGTGATCGATACTCCGATACTGTCAAAAGCTTCGATAGCCGATGAGGAACCGTCTTGAGCGTTGCTCATAGTACGGATGAGACGAGTCATAGAACCCGTCATCGTGTCCGTTGAGACATCAAGTAACTCGGAGGCATAGTTCATCGCTTGGATAGTATCGGTAGATATGCCCGTTACTGTTGACATCGTGAGGACTTCATCTGCGAGTGAAGCCGTATTTATGGTTGCATCTGCAAGGGCGGTTGCCGTAGCTGCAATAGCGGCGGTAATCGCTCCGATAGCCACTACCGCACCCTCGGCGGCGGTCTTGATCGCATCGCCCCAAGCCTCGAAACTCTCTCCGCTCTTTTCTGCGGACTCGCCCGCATCTTCGACTGCCTCGCCCGTTTGAGTCATCTCATCGGAGGCTCCGCTTGCGGAGGACTCCAACTCATCGAGTTTGCTTGCCGTAGTGGAGACTTGAGCGGCTAACTTTGCGTATTCCTCTTGAGAGATAGCACCCTCGGCAAGTGCTTGTGCCGCTTCTTCGGCAGCTCTCGATTGTAGTTCGAGTTTGTCCTTTGTCTGCTCTACTTGCTTTGCGAGTAACTGTTCCTTTTGAGCCAACAACTCAACATTAGTCGGGTCGAGTTTTAAAGCCTTATCGACTTCACGGAGTGCGGAGTCGGTGTCTCGTATTTGCTTATTAACATTTGACAAGGCTTTGCCGAGTTGGGTTGTATCACCCTTGAACTCGATTGTAATTCCCTTAATATTGCCCGTTGCCATTCGTCAACCTCCAAAGAATGAATCTATGTCGTTTTGGTCTGCCTTTTGCGGATAGTCGAACGAGTCGTTTGACAATTCCGTCAAAATCTCATTCATAAAACCCAACGAGACGAGGTTTAATTCCTCGAAGGTGAATCCGGCTTGCTTTGCTCTTAAAGCAAATAGAGCCGTTGTCATTTCTCGAGTCGTTGGCTTGATTAGTTTTTTGCTTCGATATGCTTATCTTCTGAATTGCCCTTCCATAGAGCGATAATCTCGGATAATGTCGAGACATTCTCGAATGCGTTTGCTTCGAATTGAGTCATCCAAGTGAAGAAGTCTATATCGTTTAACTTCACGAGTTCGGGTACGGCTTTTCCGCTCCCCTGTTCGCTCATAATAAAAGCAAGCCGTGAGAAGGCTTGCGACTTATCGGAATACAAGTCTATATCGTCATTCGTCAAGGTCTCCTTGTTCTTACCCTTCAAAGCCGTTAGTCTTTGAATCTCTGTCAAGAAGTCCTTACGGAATATTTGCCTATACAAAATCGGAGTGAATGCGTTTGCCTCGCATACGAACTCCTTGTTGTCGATCGTGATTGTCTTTTTCATATCAATACCTCGTGATTAAAATAAAAACCCCGAGAACGAGTGTCCTCGGGGTTGTTCGTGCGGATTATCCTTCCGTCAAGGAGTGAATGTAGGAACATATACAGTCGAGAACCAACTGTCATAAGTGGTTGCGTCTGTATTGTCGCCTGTATGAAGCCTTGCGAGTCCGTCATCGGGACGAGGCGAAGCCGTCAAGTCGAGAGATGTTGTCTTCGGCTGATTGCCGTCTGTTCCCGTTGTCTCTGCGGAGATGCCCGGCTTTGCGAACTGAACCTTAGGGAGAAGGTATCTTCTGCCACTATTGTCGCCATCGATCTCGAACATCAAAGCAACATACTTGACCTCATCGCTTGCGGACTCAACGATAACTCCGTTGTCATCTGTTCTCATTCCGAGGACATCTGTCTCGAATTTCTCGGGAACATAAGCACACTCATAAGAGCCGTCAAATCCCTGTGTGGAACCGCTAATGATGTAGTAATCGCTATCATCTGCACGGAATACACTTCTATCATTCGAAGTCGGGTTGACTTCAAGCGTTACCGCTCCGGGGAATGCGGCGGGAGTTCCGTATGAGGATGTAGTTACTCCGAGAGTTGTTGTCTCCGTAACGATGGCATAATGAACATTCTTCAAGCCGAACTTTACTTTGTTAGCTGCCATTGTTTTTACCTCCAAAAAGTATAAGTGATTAAGTAGAACTCTTGGGTTTCATCGTAGGACTCGTTCTTCTCCCAGATAACACCAAGCGAGTCGAGAATATCCTCGATATTCTGTTCCGCCGACTCGTTCTTCTTTGCGAAGTAGCAATCGAGTTCAATTCCGTTTTTCTTTGAAAAGACTTTGTTGTCTGCGGAGAAGTTGTCGGACTCCGTGCCGATAGCGACTATATAAGGAAGTTTCGTTCCGATAGGTGCGGAACCGTACTTATATGTATAGTCCTTGAATGCCGTCTTGATCTCTTCAAGTGTAATCACGAACCAAGCCTCCTTGACATTTCCTCGATAATTCCCTCCTCAAACAACTCCATGCCGTATTCTTCGGCTGGTTTTATATGAGGTTTGCCGTCATAATGACCGACTTTAACTCCGTTGCGGACTATATCGTGTCCATTCTCCAAGAGCCAAGTAAGACCCGGCTGAGAACCATTAAAGAGGATGATACCCGTCTCGTTTGTTCGGGTTTTCCATCCCTTTGCATACTTCTTGCCGGGCGAGGTTTTCTTGAGAAAATTCTTAGTCTTGATACCTGCATTGTGAGCGGCTTTTTTGGTAGCTTGGATAGCTACCGCCTCGAGTTCTTGACCTGCGTTCTTGAGTAAAGACTCGAGGGATTGTCCGCCTTTGATCTTGATATTAGACATCACGAACACCTACTTCCGCCTCTGCGTATAGTTCGATGTAGTTATCATCTGTCTCATAGGTGCGATATATGGAATACCGCTTACCGTTATAGACAAGAATCTTCTGTCCGGCATAGCCGAACATCGATACTCGGAAAACGAAAGAAGGCGAGAGTCCGTTTTGTGAACCCTCAAAGAACTCGGCTCTGGAAACGGAGCGAACCTCGGCGATTATATCGGTCTTGGTCTCTTGCGAGATAATCTGTCCGATAGCATCCTCGGTCTCGGTCTCTGTAATCAATTCGATCTTGTTGAGCCGTGTCATATTTCCTCCTCTGTCGCTCCGAGTGTCGAATACTTCGAACTCATAAGCAACTTTGTTTTGAGGTCATCATAAGCGACCTTGTACTTGTCTTTTCTTGTGGAATCCTTCTCGAACGAGTAAAGAGCAAAGGTGATAATAGCCTCTTTGAGAAGTGCGTCCGCCGTCTCTGCGGTAAAAGGCTTGATGTCCGTTGTCTCTGTCAAGTCGAGGATAGCGGCATCTATGTACCTTTGGAACTCGCTCTCAACCGCCGTTCCGAGGGAACTGTCGATTCTTGTTAAGGCGAATCGTACCTCATCAATTAAAGCCATAAATTACTCCTTCTTGCTCTTCTTTGTTGTCTTTGTAATCTTTTCGATTGCGGATTTCTTCTCAAC